CGACGCACGAATAACATTTTGCTACTCGTCGATCTGTTGCTAAGAGAGAACCCCAAAACCGTAAGGTACGGTCTTGAGTATCACTTGACTATGTCTCCTAAATCCACGGCTAAATTTTTACAATTTGGCTCTAAAGGATTAGTGGAGGCTTTCGGTGAAACTCTCGTAAATTGCTCTAATAGACTTTATAAAGATCTTTTTGTTTTGATCTTTTCTCATGATCCTCTTCCAGCATTGTGGGCCCTTAGGTCCCTACTGGAAATTTTTTCTGATCATGATGGTACTTTTTTTGATAGATTTAATATTGTTAACATATTTTCCTTCTTCCGTAATACTGTGAAGTTGGAACCTATCGAATTTGTGAAACATTGTAAGTATTTTTCAACTTATCCTATGGCTACTCTGCTTCAGAATGAAGTGGAACCTGTGGATTATGATCCATATATTTTTGATGGAAAATTGAGACGTTATTTAAAGTCTCGTTTCCGATCACATAAGCCGTCATCTAAAGTGACAAAACTTGCTTGGACCCTTCTTCAGGGCTTCAAACGAGGTTGTCAAACTGTTGATGATAGTTTTGTTTTGGATTCTTATCGTAAACATAGTGATCTTTTATCTAGTGATTCACCGGATATAGACCCTTCTTTTGATTTGCGATTTTGTGAAAAACTTCCTTCAGTATTTAAGCACTTCCATACTCATTTTCATATTAATAATCCTATCAGTCAATCAGCCTGTTTCGAGAGTTCGAAATCTAAAGGCGGATCTCTCGCTTTTCTTTTGCGAGATCGACATGATATTATAGATTATTTTCCCAAGAAATTCCCTATTTTAAGTCGGAAATATAATTTCGACCATAAGGAGCTTCTTTGTATGTATGATTGGAAATGTAAGGTCCACGAGGTTCGTGGTGTCCCGGGCATAGATCTTTTCTACCTAAGATCAATGGTAGATTCTAAGCCCTTTCAACCTGTCAAGGTTAGTCCGGTTTTAGAACCGTTAAAGGTTAGATTAGTGACTAAAGGTGTTGCTGCCAATTACTTTTATAGTAAGAGTCTTCAACAAGATATGTGGAAATTTCTAAAGAAGAAATTTCCTTTTAGTCCAACCTGTACCCCCTTGACTCAGGACATGATTTATCAAATGATTGATAAATCGACCAATATTGAAAGCAAATTCTCTGTTTCATTTAATGAATTCGTTAGTGGAGATTATTCTGCTGCGACTGACCGAATCTCTCTTCGTCATACTAAAATGGTATTTGAAGAGGTTCTTAATTCTGTCCCCGAAACTGATCGGGATTTATATAGATCCGTTCTTTATGAACAGGATATATATTATCCGGACAATGTCGTTGATTCTTTTTTCCAAAAGAATGGACAGTTAATGGGTTCAATTCTAAGCTTTCCGGTACTTTGTGTAATTAATTTAATTACGTACTGGCTAGCCCTAGAACGCCTATTAGGTCACTCTATACCAATTAACTCACTTCCCGTTTTGATTAACGGTGATGATATCCTCTTTCGATCTAATCCTCTTCTCACTTCCTTTTGGGAGCGATATACGAAGAAGGTTGGTCTTATCTTATCTGTAGGAAAAAATTATGTTCATAGAGATTATTTTACTATGAATTCACAACTTTTCCGATATACAGATAGGACTATTCGAGAGATTCCCTACTTTAACGTCGGCCTTTTATTAGGTCGGGGTAAGTTAGGTGATAGTGAGTCTATTGGTTCTATTGCAGATTGGTATAATAAGGTTGTAGGTGGTGCTTCTAATAAACTTAGAGCCCATTATCGTTTTCTTTATTATAACAAATCTCGGTTACCGCCCGGATGGTTTGGTCAGTATTTTTTACCGATCAACCTCGGCGGTTTAGGTTTCACTCTCTATCCTGAGGTTAAACCTTATGTTACCTTTACGCGTTATCAACGGTGTGTGGTTAATTATATTATTAATCGAACCCACCATGGCGAGGATAAACTTCCCCTTGGTTATGTAACGAAGAGTAGTTCTCCTTCGATTACACGCGATCACACTTACCGACAACGTCGTTATCTATCTCCCTATTCGGTTTTGAATTATAATGAATCTTATTTTGAACGTGATGTTTCC